GTCGCTGCTGTTTGGGAATGTGTGATTCTGTTGTACATCTTCCCACCCCTTTGCACCCAATCCTCTGTTAGTGTCTTAGTGCTACCATCGGCCTTCAGGGTATTGGCAGGTAATACTAGATCACCTGATGTACTAGGATTGATGGTATAGGAAGTCTCGGTGTTGAAATTCCATCCTTGGGACTGCACCTCTCTATCTACTGTATTGAGAGTATTCAAGGCCATATCGGCCTCAACATAACCAGAGGATAGTGAGTTCACAGGAGTTTCCCCAACACATGACAGTATTTCGTTGACTGCCTCTAGCTTACTTGTTGGTAACATGTTCTCTGTTCCTTGTTTTGTAGGCATAAAAAAAGGCCCCACCGAAATTCGATAGGGCCTCTAATAACATAACTACTACATACTAGGGCTACTACCCCCTAGAGGTTATAATTATACTTTGTTCAATGCAATGGCACAAGCAGGTTTGAGGATGTTATGTCCACAAGCATACTTAGCTACCATTAATGTACCTTGACGTTCAATCTGGTACTCAGACTCAACACCCAAGTCTAACAACTTAACGGTTGCTGCTGCATCCGCTGAGAAGATTAAACCTCTAAGCTTACTGTAGTCAGAACGGTATGCTGCTGTTCTTGTTGAAGTGATTGGTTCTGGGTCACCTGTTCCAGTTGTCTCATTGACCTGTGGGATGTGATTCGACATAAGAATCTTAACACCACCAATTACAGGAACTTGACCTGAAGAGAATGAACCTGAGCCACCTACATCTTTGTTCATGTAAGCTAATGTGTTAACACCTGCTTCCACGTTGAACAATGAGTAGTATTGGTCTGGTGGTAATACACAAACCTTATCGCCAGTTACGTCTTTCTTATCGAACTCAGCTAACGCTGCGTAGATAGCCGCTGCAATCTTAGTACCGTCAGTAGCGTGTGCTGCTGTTGTACCAATGGTTACGTTAGATGTGTAAGTCTCATCATCAATTACACCCGTTAAGCCTGCTGCTGTAGCAAGGGTTTTAGTTGTAATGGATGCTGACTTAGCAATAATCCGTGAGATGTTCTTATCCATTTGGTTCGCTAGAGCATTACCTGCTTCCTTAGAATAAATAGAACGCACATCGTAGTGGTTCATTGCTTCATCAATGTTTGAGATGAACTGTGTGCTGATTAACAAGTCATCAACGGTAACTGTACGCTCACCATGTTTAACTTGGTCAGCTTCAATCATTGTACCCGGTGTATGGTACTTGGCAGTTGCCGTACCGACCATTGGGAAACTAGCCGACTTACCATTGGTGATGGTACGAGTGCGGTGTAGTGGTAAGAAGATATTGCGCTCTTCAAACGCTGTTAAGATTTCGCCTGCATATAACTTGAGAAATAACTCTCTGCTATCGCCTGTTCCGTCTAGGTTGATTTGCCCTAATCTACTGGGACTTTGATGTGGTAATGCCATGTTTCTTTTCTACCTTTGTGTTGTTTATATAAGTGTATGATTTGCACTTGTGATCTTCTTTTCCTAAGATTACCCACGCATGGGTCAAAGATACTCGGTAGATTGGGTGTGCTTTTTGGTGTGCTTTCTTAAAATACGTTGGACTTAGATAGCTTGTTCTCTACCTTCTTTCTGAAGGCAGGGTCTTTAGAATACCTTGGGTCTGCCATATCTCTTTTTACTTCGGCTGCTGATGCGTAAGCACCTGAACTGGATGGGGTTGCATCCCCTTGGATCAACCTAGGTTCAACCCCATTCTCAGAGGCGTAACGTGCATGTAGTCCTTTCACAGCATATAGTGTCTGGTCAAGGTCATTGGTGTTTACGCTCTGGTCAAATATAGCAACCTCTTGAGTGGTTAGGTTATCCTGTGCCCAAGTCATCATTTCTTGGTACTGGGCCTCCCCTCCTACTTCGTTAAATACTTGTGTCTGTACTGAGTTAAGAATGGCTTGTTGTCCTGCGAGGTACCCATCAACTAATTTCTTAGGTATACCTTGGGCCTCAAGTTCACTGTACCTCTTCTCTGATAATCCACCCTCGTCCCAGTATTCTTTCGCCATACTGTCGTAATCTAATTCAGCAGTAGGTTCCTCAACCACTTCCTCCTCAGTCTCCTCCGACTTACCCCCTAGTTTCTTTTCCAGTTCAGAGTAGGCTTTTGCTAACTCTTCTGCTGACTTGAACTTATCAGGGAGCCAATCAGGAGATTCCTCTTCAGAAGGAGTTCTATCCTCACCCACTTCTTCTTGCTCTTTCTCCTCAACATCTGGGTTCTCTGGCTCAGGCGATATGCCTTCCGCTTTAGCCACCATCTTGTCGATATATTCTTGGTCTTCCGTTGGCCCTTCCGCATGAGTATTGAGTTCATTTAAATCTGCCATTTATTACTGTCCTTGTTGTTGTTGCTCTCGCATTCCTTGTGCCATCTCCTTGGATACATTAGGGGCGGCCTTCAATGATATGTCTCTTGCATGTTGTTGGTCTTGCATGTCTTGAGCTTGTTGCATTTCTGCCTGTCTCTGCTCATCAGTCTTGATAAGACCGTTGGTATCTAGGCCTAAAGATGCCCCTAGCCTGTCGATGTAATCACCTATGTTTAACTCTGATGCTATGACATCAGGGCCTAAGGGTTGGAGCATCTGTAGAAATTGAGTTAGTTTATTTAGATCATGTCCTCTTCCTAATGCTTCCATACCAGTGATGATCTTAGGTTTCAGAGTATCCTTAGGCATCTTAGGCATCTTGCCTTCCGACTCTAAGCGATTGAGTAGTAGGTTCACCAATGGCAACTGGAACTCTTGAGACAATATAGAGTACAAACCCCCTAGACCTCCCTCTAGTTCCTGAGCCATATACCGTATTTCTTCGGCTGTAACCCTTTCACCTTTACGTTGAACTGCTGTATTAAGCATGAACGCAAAGGCCATACGTTCTTCAATTCTAGCTGTTGCCTCTAGGGCAACCCTAAAGTCGTTATACTTTTCTACTTGAAGCGTTGAGACATCTTGGGCATTCCCCTGCACTATGGCTCCATTGGGGGCCTGAGCTAGGGTTTTCGGCTTCGTAGTTCCGTTTGGAGCTACTAGGAATAGAACTTTTGCAGCGGCTGCACTTCCTTCTACGATGGCTTGCGTCAATGATTCTAGTGATTGTAAGTCTCCTATATATTCCTCAATGAAACCTCTACCGTAATCCTCCCCATCAATCCTATTGAACCGTAATGGTATAAAAGGATTTTTATCTAAAGGGTAAGTCCCTTCAGACTTAGGGATTACTACTCCTTTAACTTCTTGTCTTACTTCCCATTTTCCTACTGACCTCTTGATGTAGGTGTATAGGTCTAAGGACTTGTTGTTATCGCTTACTTCGCCTATAACCTCTTGTGCTTCCTTAGGGAGCATCAAAGGGCTAACCGATTCTTTGGTTATGATCTCTAATACATTACCCATAGCATCACGTTTAACAACGTAACGCTCCAATCCGTAAACCTTTATGCCACCTTTCTTTGGCATGTGTATGAGTGCGTTGCCTGCTACAATTAGTTGTTTTAATGCCTCAAATACTGGCACCCTAAGTGCCATAGTTTCGATCTCACTCATCGCATTTCTTTCGATCTTTGCGAGAGCCTCCTCCACCTTACCTCTTGCAGCATTATCCGCACCTAACTCTGCTAAGGCTGCCTCATCTAAGGACAGTCTAAAGAATGGAGAATTAGGTGGGAGTAGTGCAACAAGTAGCTTACTGGCTAAGTTGTTAAGGCCTCTGGCCCCTATAGCTTGGAATGGGCTAGGGAATGTTGTACTCCCTGAAGAACCCTCTGGAGGAACGAGAGAAGGGATAGTGACTAATGCACCATCCCTAGCTCTCTGAAGAAATGAAGATCGGTATGTTTCTAATTGTTGGTAGCGATTGGCAACGGACACAGCTACTTGCTGTTCCATCTATATAATCTCCTGTTATGCTTTAGGTATATTTAATCCTGAGCCTGTACTAGGAGTACCTACCGCAGAGATGTTAGTCTTTTGTTTAAAGGCTTTCTTGCCCCTCTTCTTTTTCTCCCCCATCTTGGCGTTAGATGCTATGTCAAGAGTTGGGGCCATATCCTCGATGCTCGTTATCGGAGCAGGCCTAGCCTGAGGGGCTGGGGGTGGGGGTGGCTTAGGTGAACTTCCACACATACTGTGCTTCTCCTTTTATGTTTGATTGTTATCATGCAAGCTCAGTATGTAATCTATTACTGTTTGCTGTCCTATTAAATGGTCTATGGAGAACCCCCCATAATCTTTTTTTTGCCTCGGTAGTTGATCTGGAAACACCTCTTGAAGTCTACTTACTAGAGCAGCACTCACAGGTATATCATCTCTGTTATTTATTACTCTCATAATGTGCTATTACTGTCCATATTTATCACTTGACTTTCGGTATATATGCAGTGCATTTTTCACCCCCTGAGTATACTTGTATGTTTATCTTGTAACCTTTGTATGTTGCAGGGTTGTAACGCTCACAGTGGTGTCTCCTAGAACATTTTGTATTAGCGCATTTCATAGCTACCATCCGAAACATCCTTTCATTCCTTCTGCTGAATAATCTGTTACCGTCCCTTCAAAGAAATTCTTAAAGCTATCCCCTGCGGTTACCCAATCTACCCATGGTAAGGGGTTCTCCTTGATGCCATAGTTACCTTTAAGACCTAACTGGATAAGTCTTCGATCTGTAAGATACCTGATGTATTCCTTTACCTCACTTGCTTTAAGACCCTCTAGGTCACCGCTCTCAAATACTAAGTCAATCACCTCGTCTTCTAACCTAACCGCTTCCCTTGCGGTATCGTAGATGTATTCTTTGAACTCATCTTTAACCATCCTTGGTTTTTCCTTGGTGAACTCCTTAAATAGCTTGGTCATCCCATCCACATGTTTAGTCTCGTCACGAATAGACCACTCTACTACTTCACACATACCCTTCATCTTTCCAAATCTCTGAAAGTTAAGCAGCATAACAAAGGCACTGAACAAACCTACACCCTCATTGATACAGGCTTGAGCTAAGGAGTAAGCCACCTCCTCATCCCCTGCGTAAGGGGCCCCACCTGCTGCCATGAAGTCAATCTTATCTGCCATAGGCTTGTATTTTAAGAAAGCACTATATTCTGATTCATCTAACCCAAGTGTATCGTTAAGAAGGGCATAGGCACGTTGATGCGTACCCTCCCGATTTGCAAACGATAGCAGCATATTTCGTATCTCATTGTTCCTGAAGTAAGGGATGAATAAGTCACAGTAGTTTTGTGCAACCTGTACGTCCGACTGAGTAAAAAGACGTAGTATCTGGATGATGTGATGCTTTTCTTCAGGGGTGATTTCGTTCCCCTTCCACTGATTAACATCCTCTTGTAACTTGACTTCCCATGTACCCCAATGAATCTTCTCATGGTCTTCTGCTAACTCCATTGCCCAAGGGTACTGGAAGGGTTTGTATGTTACTGACGGTCGTGTTAGCCCTCGCATGATAAACACCCCCCTTCTACATTCTCTTCAACAAAATCCTTGAGGGCTACTCTCTCAACCTTCTTTCCTACTTGTTCTGCTGTGTGCCCTGATGATGTTCTCAAATAATATAATCCTTTTAGTTTCTTCTTCCATGAATCAAGGTGTACGCTGTTAACGTAAGAACGATCAACACCTGATGGAAAGAATAAGTTCACCGACTGACCTTGGCAGATATACGGTTGCCTGTCTGCCGCATGTTGTATTACCCAGTGTTGGTCTATCTCAAATGCCGTTTTAAATACACTCTTTGTCCATGAGTCAAAACACTTTAACTGTTGTACTGACCCTTCATTATGTATGATGCTTTCCCATTGCTTATCCACCCAATCTGAATCATGTCCAAAGACTTCTGCTACTTCCCATAGTTTCTTGTCTAGGTATTTGTTCTTGATTAGGTGTGTGCCCACTCTGGTTCTATGAGCAAAGGCATTAGACTTCCAAGGCTCGATGCTTGGGGAGGTACTTAGAATCATACTTGAGTTGGCGTTAGGTGCTATAGCTAGGAGATGGGAGTTACGCATCTCTGTGCAAGGGCCATCTGTGTAGGTTCCTTTTTCGTGTGCCAAGTTCACAGTAGCCTTGTTAGCCCAACTCTTTATCTCCATAAAGATTTTTCTATTCAACCCACTGGCTTGTGCAGATTCAAAAGGTAGCTCTTTCTGTTGCAGTAGGGCATGAAAACCCATAGCACCTAAGCCTAATGATCTCTCGGCTATCGCAGACCTAACTGCTTTATGTAACTGTGGAGGAGCGTGAGTGATGAACTCGGTCAGTACATTGTCCAACATCCTTATCAGGTCACCTATGAATCTCTGGTTTCCTGTCCACTCTTCGTACTTCTCTAGGTTCACACTAGATAAACAACATACTGCTGTACGTTCTGGTGAGGTTGGTAGGTGTATCTCATTACACAAGTTACTACCGTGTATCTTCAGGCCTTTATCCTTAAGAGTCTTAGGCAACTGACGGTTAGCCTCATCAATGTAGTTGATGTAAGGTTCTCCAGTTCTGAATCTAACCTCTAGTATCTTCTCCCACAGTTTTCTTGCTGATACTAAATCTCTGATTTCACCATCATGGGGGTCAATCAAATCCCATAGCTCATCCTTTGCTACCTTCTCCATGAACTCATCGGTCACATTTACTGCGTTGTTTAGGTTAAAGCATTTACGATTAGCATCACCCCCTGTGGGTAGTCTTATATCTAAGAACTCCATAATGTCTGGGTGACTGACATCTAGGTATGCTGCAT